GGGATACCCACACGATACAACAGGTGCACAAAAGGGGCTCCCCATCGTGAAGATGAGGGGCCCTTTGAGTGTTTAATTTCATGTGTTATTCAAGATAGATACCGGAGTCAAGTGCTGCATTGATCGCATTAGTTTCATCCGGTGTGAGATGTGTCGAGATGCTGGCATTCCTTGTCTTAACATAGCCACCGCTGGCCTGTGATAATGTATTCACTTCCATATAGGGCTTACCGTAGTAAGTTTTAAGTAAAGTGGTTTCGGTATCTGTGGTGCCCAGCGTGTTTATGTACAGCAAGGGCTCAGAGCTTCCTGTCATAGATCTGCCACCCATGCCACCTTTTACAGATATGGCCTGGTCAGCAATACCACTTATGATACCCATTGATCCCGAAGCAATGGAAGCGCCTACAAGAAGAGGATTGCCTGTCATGGCACCGGTGAGGGCCGTTGAACCGCTTATAATACCATTCAGTGCGTTTGGTGTCATAGTGCGAAGCTGTGCAATGGGAACATCAATACCTATGTTATACTGAACGGATGCCACCATATTTGCAATCGAGTTATTTAATGTAAATACCTGGGCATACACTTCACCTGTGACCACATCAAATGAGTATTCCACTTTAAGTGTAGAACTTACACATGATCCGGGAATATTTATTATGCCATAATTTGGCAAAAATAATTTAAACGATGCATAGGGATCAAGTTTTCGGAATGTTGCAAGATTTGCATCCGGGATTGTAAATGTACTTGAAGCACCTACAACAGTATTGCTGGAGAATCTGGCCACATTTATACCGGTCGCTATAGTGCCCAGTTTTATTTCTGCATTTGTGGTAGTCATACCCACTTTAAGCGGTATAAATTTACATGATACAATGCAGTCAAAAACATGACCAAACATTTTCTCAGCCCAGCTTTGTATATTTGCTGCATTGCCTGTTAAATATACCCGAAGGGATTTAAGATCAGATGCAGTGAGTACATAATACATACACATTCCGGGGCTGTTGCTGTTTTCATCATTTATTGTGCCCAGTACATAATATCCAGCGCTTTGGTCAGCAAATGGAGATGTTTCAGCGGCTGTCTTTATTGCACAGGATGTAACACCGTCCGTTGATACCAGGGGATCTATTATAAGATCGTTGTATAATACTGTTGATCTTTCAATAAATGCTGACCCGCTCAGGATGTCAGATCTGGCGCTTGCAAGCTCATCCATAGCGCAATCAATTCGCATTCTGTTCCGGTCAAGTATAGTCTTGTTTGTTACATAGTAATAACTACCGAAAGCTTCCACATAATTGATTGTAGTGTCTATAATGCTTAGGATGAAGCTGGGGCCTTCTACAGAGCAGGGCTCTTGGAGTATTACATCAAGTGATGTACCCCCGGAAGGCTGTTTCGTTGAGTTTCTTCTTTTCGAAAAATTCTTCCAGTATTTAATCTGCATTCACTCACCCCCTCGGAACTTTAATCGTTTTACCCGCCTGGATCAGGTGGATATTAGTGATTTTATTTAACCTTGCAATAGCAGACACCGAAGTATGATATTTCTTTGCGATCTTGCTGAGCGTGTCACCCCGCTGGATCATATAATATCCAAACTTAGGCTGTTCATCTTCAACACCAGGATTATAGATAAATCCCAAAAACTTATATTTGGTATTCTGTCCCCAGCGCCCGGTTTTATTGTTGCGGAGCTGAGTCCAGAAGGGTCGCTTAGCATTCCATCCGCTTTCGGACGTGAGGATGGTGCCATCGTCATTGATCTGTTCAACGACAGCCACATGGCCTGCGCCATCAGCCGCTGTTTTGGTGCCGCCGCCCTGCCATACAGCTATGGCTCCGAGCTTGGGCTCTGTGCCGGTCTTAAGTCCGTATGCGATCGCTTTGTCCAGGAACTTCTCAGCATTGCATACAAGCTGGTATTTTATCTTGTTAAGGCCCTGGATCTCGGCGAAACGGCCGTTTGCATATCCTACGCAGTTACGCAAAACATTAAGACCCTCTTCAGTGGGCTTTCCGAGTACAGCGCTGGAATAGCCGCCTGTTGCTTTGATATTGTAATAAGGATTCCCTTTGTCAGGGATCGTAAATCTGGGAATAAAACTCATATCAGTCCTTTCCGGTCAGTTAAGCTTATCGAGAAGCTTCTCGATGACCTTGGTATTGTTGTTGAGAGCATCAGCCACCCTGATATTAGATTCAGTCACTTTTCCATAACTTTCATAATATTTCTCGGTGAGGTGATTCATCTCATCATCGTGTTTTTCATCACGCTTAGTATAATACTTGAAAAGCGTGACGATCCCCACAATGAAGATGATGATCATCACAATAGGCAATGCGAAATTGTTAAAAAGATCAGTTAAGAATGAAGCAGATTCCATGGCAGTATCCTTTCTGTGGGTTTACACGTGTTCTATTTATAATATAACACAAAACGAAAAACCCCTCAAGTTGGCGCTTGAAGGGCTTTTCTTTCATTGTAGAAAGTTATGGTATGTAGGAGAGATTCACAGGGCCGTGATTACTTATTCATCAAATTCCGAGAATGCATCAAACTCTGTACCTTCAGAATAAAACTTGATGGCCTTGGGATAGATAGCACCCTTCTTAACATTAACGCTGACACCAACTTCTGCACCCATCCAGGGGAATTCCTTCTCAGCGATGAATCCGAGAACATCTTCATATTCCTGATCTTTAAGATCCCTGGTGGGGAGCTCGTACTGTGTAGCAAGGTTAACAAAACCTTCAAAATTCTTCACCCAGTCGGGAGTGAATGTCTTACCGGAATCCTTAAAGGCTTCAACGATCTCATCGTCCAGCTTCTTAACTTCAGCCAGGGTGATGTAGAGCTTTTCGGGCTGAGTCTTCCCCTTGAATTCCTTTACACTTCTTGCACACTTGATAAGTTTTCCTTTGATAATCATGTTAGTTTCCTCCGTTTCAATTATTGTATGTGTGAATTTCCCCTACAGAAATAGTATCACTTTTATGTCACGTTGTAAAGTTTTTTGTAGTTATAAATCACATTATATGCACTGTATGAATCAAATGAGATATGATCATCGAACAGAGCCAGCCGCATATCGAAACCGTAATCAACCCAAAACTTGTGAGAGTCTACTTCATTATTCAGATCATACGTCACACGCTTATCGTGCGGGATCTTGGCCACATAGAAGTTTCCACCCTTCTTATATACATAGTAGTGGGTAGTGCCCCGGATGAATTCACAAATGGGCTTATACTCCCTGAGTGATGGCTTATTAATAACGCATAGATTATCATATGCAAAGTCACCGCCATATTCCACCTGTGCGAATTTAGTGCCGGCCATAGCCCGCTCGATTCCTGTTTTGGCTCTGTCAATTGCTTCCTTATAATCAGCATCCATCAGCTTATGTACTGCAATTCCCCGGTATTCATTCAAGTAGTATTCTTTATGCTTGATCTCCATGTCAACGATATCGTCAATGATCTCCAGCGTGTCAAAGAGCTGGTTAGATACCTGTGTGGCATTAGCTAAACATATGAGTTTGATCTCCGGAAGTCCTCGCTTGATTCGGTCTCTGGTAACGGTGTTATAGAATGAAAGCACCTGGAAGCCTTCTGTCCTGGAAACCCTCTCACCCAACTGGGGGATGAATTCATCATATATCATCACATCGCAGTTATCCAGGTTAAAGCCTTTATACTTTGCTATGCCGGTAACCGCAAAAGCGTAGCCCAGGGGCTCACCCACAGGATAGTATTTTTGCTTCTCTTCATCCAGCTCAACATCATAAAATCCCGCTATACCCTTGTTGATTTCAAAGCATCGGATATTTGTACCCTTATCTCTATTTATCGGTGTAAATGGGCTTAAATTGATGGTTGACTTAGTGGTGCCGCTGTCAACCGTCCCGGAGCCTGCACACAGATTGTGTACATCTTCCATGGTGCGCTTCAGATATACAAACTTGATCCCGGAGCGCCGGAGAAGATCCAGCGCCGAGTAAGTCTTACCGGGCCCACGCTTTGAATACACGATCAGGCACCATGCCCAGGGGAATTTCATTAAATCGTTATCAACATAGTAGTATGTTTTGTTTTGTTCCGATTCCGGAATAAAATCATAATTCATCATATACTTGTATCTCCACATCGCTGAAGAAAAGCTCGTCAATGTTCTCAACGATATTTCCATCCAGCTTATAGTCGCAGGGGCTTAAATCGATGCTGTCGCAGATTTCATTTCCCCATTTGTCGGTATGTATTCCCTGATCAGAGAAGAAATAAGTATGCGTAAGCTTCCCGGTACGCTTACCATCAAAGATGAATCCGGTGCAAAATTTATTGATATCATTTTCAAGGCACACAGCGCCTTTCTTTGGTACACCGGCCACAGTTATATGAAGCTCGTGATCATATTTGTTTCGGCCCACGTAGCGCTTAGCTCCCAAATATTTAAACTCTTCATATTCGGATTCCTTATCGAAAGTGATGGTACCTAAAACAAACTGGCGGCCATCCACATCCACCGCATCATAACTCTGTTCCCGGAGCTTTTGCAAACATTCCTTATTAAATGCATTCACTTCATCCTCATGCCAGCCGATTCCATATACTGAGTCTGTATCACTGTAGAGCCACAGATCGCACATGGAGCCCATTCGGAAAAGTCTGTACTGACTGTTCTCGGTGATCCACACACCCCATTGATAGGGAAGTATACTTGAGAGCCGCTTCACGTGCTCATCATACTCTTCCTGGAAGTTTTGCTCAGTGCAGTTATATAAGCCCTGGTCAGTGCCCTCATAGATCTCTTCTATGAGCTCCCTCACCGGCCGCTGTACGCAGAGGCCATACAGGCTATTGCATTTTGATTTAGCTATACTGTACAAAACAGGATCACCCGCATATTTCAGTTTACATTTCGCTTCAAAACATTCGAAAACATAATCTCTAAACCACTTGGGGAGATATCCTTTTGATGCACAATGTACTTCCGTACAAGCTGAAGCGCCGATATCATACTGTTGCATGATAAGATCCAGCGTGAGCTCGGATGTATATATCTCCACATAGTCAGCGAAAATGATGCGGCCATTGTCACAGTGGGCATTGATGGTTTTAACACACTTACTATATTGAAGTATGGGCATCGCCACATCATAGTGAAGCTTTACCTTCACAAGAATGAGCTTAAACATGAAAGCATATTCATCCTTTTGCTTGAGGATCTCAGCGGGCTTACAGTTATGATATTTCATAAACTTTTCAATCGGCACACGCTCCACCAGCATCGAAAACGGATAGGAGCTTTGGAAATCTCCACCCTTGACCCCGGTCATAACAGTCCCCAGGTATCCCGGATTACCATGAACATAGCCGCCATGATATACGTTCTCGATCATGAGCTGTCCTTCCCAGGAGAGCACCTGTCGCAAGTACATTTGATGGGCCCGCATTCTGCCGCCACGCTTCCTTGTTTCCTGTCTCGGTATACCGGTCGCTGTGTATGGCATTGAATAGATCTTTTTATGAAGCATCTTCATGGTGGCGATCAGGCACTCCACCCCACAGAGTGTATCATACTCTGCATAGATGCATTCATCTTCTGTGAGCTCATCGGATTGATCCCGGCGCTTATCATATTCCCACTTTCCGGTAGCTTTAAGATGTTTTACATCCAGATCCTTTGCCCACTTCTCAAGCTTTCGCTGGGCGAGGATTAGGGAATCTCTTAAGATAAGACCGTTCTCAAATTCTATATAGATGGGATAGTGTGACTTTGTGGCCAGCATCTTCTTGGGGAGTCCGAAAGCATGAAACAGGAAGCCCCGGAAGAATACCCAGTCATAGGCGAGATTATGGAAGTAGATGATAAGCTTTTCTTCCGGCCTGGAGTTTAGGAACCGGGATACAAACTTGGGGAAGTCGGAAGGTTTCCTTCCTAAGATCGAAAAGACCGGCGCACCGTATGCACCGCAGGTGAGTGTCCAGCACACCATATGATTCTCCCCAGGCTCCACAGCTTCTTTATCTTTGCTTGTTTCACAGTCTGCCATGATCACACAGTCAGTATATCTGCCATCCTTGTACTTAGTGACATATGATAGATCCTTGAAATACTCTCCGGGGAAGTCAGCCACATTATATCGCTTATAACCACGCTCGGCCCACTTAAGAGCTTTATATATTCTGACTTCCATGGTGTTCATCCTTGTGTTAACATCTCCTGTACATCAGTATCGAATTCGGATATTATGGTATCCATCACTTCCTTAACAACATCGGAAGCTTCAACATCAAGATGCTTCTTATTTTCTTCTGCAATCTTAGCGAGCACCTTTTCTTTATTCTGCTTGACCTGGGCGATAGCTTTCATGATGGTATCACTTCCCCAGTCGGCATGAGCGTTTTTGATCTTCTCATAAAGCCCGGTATCTTTATCAAAGAACTTGGCAAGCTCGCTGGATGTGAAGGTGGTCTTATACTTTTGATTAAAGGCCGCCGCATTCCGGGCATAGATATTTTTTACACCCCTGGTGGTTGATGATTCGGATTTTAAGAAGCGCCGCATATCATTGAGCCGTTTTACCACTGCATTGTAATTGAGATTTTCAATCCTTTCCTTTGAAGGGAAACGCTCCGCACCTTTCAGATCGTGCACCGCTCTCTTATATGCATACTGTGTCATGGGCTCCAGTCCATCGGTGGTGGATCTCTTTTCGATTTCCCTTAATCTGTCGTTAGCTCTGCGTGTGAGCTTCTGATAATCAGCCAGCACACCGGCCCTTGTTTTGGGCATCTTGTAAAAATCAGATAAAATATCACTCTTAGTTGCCATTTACTATACTCCAGTCCTGGTAGAGCTTTGAAAGCTCACCATATGCTCTTGCAAGATGATAAGAAGCCAGTGTCACCTGACCTGCATGAGCAGGGCTCATAAGCTTCTGATCATCCACCACTTTTGCCATGGGCATCTTAAGCCCGGAAGTGTAGAGCTTAAGGAAGTCACCCACGCAGGCCATGAAGCCTGCCTTATCAAATTCACCCATTTAGTCATCCCCCTCTACATCCTGTGCAAAGTATTCATAATGATGTGTCCCAAAAGTTACCAAAAGTTTCTCTAATGAAGCAATTCTATCATCAACCACTATAATTTGAGCCACAGCAATATCCCTTTCACGCTCCATATGTGCTTTTATTGCCTTAAGATTAAAATATTCTTGTGCTAATTTAGTATACAGCCCATTATTCATACTTCTTTCTATCCCCCTCTTCTATTATAATACAGCAGGCCGCTGTTCTTCCATTCCTATAGGCCGCCTGGGCCGCTTTCTTTGTGTCATATCTCTCAGTCAGCTCACCGAATGGATTAAGAAATCCGAAACAGTCCATGTATAAGGGCTTCTCGATATGCTTGATCAGATATGTTTTTGCTTTAACTACAAAATCCTTTTTCATGCGATTATCCCCCATGTTTCTATGGTGCCAACCTCTTCCAGAGTATCGAGAATCTTCTGTAATATTATCATCATTCACCCTCTTCGATAACAACTACTTTTTGCCATGCCATAAAATGCACATCCTTATGTTTTGATTCTAAGTCCTTAATGAATTCGTCACGATACTTTTCATAAACAAACGAATAGCAATCATATTTGCCATCCGGATATATAATACTCAGCATAAAAACATCCATAAATTTTTTCATGTTATTCACTCCACATATTATCAAGTGCTTCTTCCAGCTCTGCATATTTCTCAAGCTGTACCTTGGTTCCAAAAGTCTTACCGAAGTGATATCCGATGATCAATCCGGAAGTCATGGCCAGCACTATGGCCAGCCATATGATTATCAACATCTCATACATTTTCTTTTTCTCCATAATATTTATTCATCTCCCGCTCGCAGGCTTTGAAGAAGTCCTTCATGAGCTTGCGCTTCTTTGACACATACTCGATGGCATCCCGGAGTGTCCTGAATGATACGACCGTAGTGTTGATAAGATCAATCTTTCCATCATCCTTTATGGTGGGGATCTTCACGATAGTTTCCCAGGATCTGTGATCCACGACCTTGCCATCCATATCAGTGATGTATTTCTGTGACACCGTTATTCCCCAGGTATTCCAGCAGTGCTTGCTGAATTCATCATAGCTCATCTGGTAAATGGGTTTTCTCATATTGCTTTCCTCACTTCCCGGAGACCGTCCTCTATTCCATCCGAGTGGCCTTCTATGTACATACAGTACAGATCTGTTAAGAGCATCTGGAACTCGATGCGGCCCAGCTTGTTGTAAATGGGTTTATAGCCATCAAACACCTTGCTGTACAGCTTCTGTACTTCCCTTACTGTCATCCCTTCTTTTCTTCTTGCGATGAAGTCCGTATAGATTTCTTCATACTCTTTGTCTGACATTGCCATTTTTTAAATCCTCACTTTCTTTTGGTGTGTCCCCTGTGGACAACTCTATATTATCAAAAGTGATTCTATTTTTCAATAGAAAAGTGATTCTAATTTTGCACAAAGAAAAGTGATTCTATTTGTGCTAATTTGACAACTATGTCACGTGTGCTATAATAAGTATAACAGGACAAGGCCCACAGCACCCGGTCAATCCCGGTGGGGATGGTGCGCTGGCTGACCACCAACAGTGGGCCCGGTACCTGGGCTTACAGATACCGGTCACATCAGAAAGGATGGAAAGATGGCAAAGAAGAATACCACCTACACAGAAGTAAAAGAAAAGGCTGTGTGCTGTGGCAAGATCTACATTTCCACAGATAAGCCTATCAAGAACTACAAATGTAAAAACTGCGGCCAGCCACTGGCAGCGGTGAAGCTTCCTTATGTATATAAGGTTGAAGAGCAGTAAAGGGGGAGAATGTCATGAAGTTTGGCGATATCTTAGCATTAGCAAAAAGCGGGTTTACTTATACCAACATTAAAGAGCTCATGGCCATGGATACCGATGGCACCCAGGAGCTCGTAGTAGAGGATGCTACCCCAGGCATCACTGACATTTCCCCCATGGACACCGGGGCGAGTGCAACACCTGCGCCCGCTCCGGAACCGGAGAAAGTGTCACCTGATTATGGGGAAGAAATACAGAAGCTTAAAGATGAGCTTCAGAAAACTAAAGCTGATCTGGCGAAAGCTCAGAAGGTAAACGCCCATACCGATGTGAGCGGCAATAAGCCCGATCCGCAGAAAAACCTGGACGATATCGTCCGATCATTCATGTAAAGGAGATAAGAAAATGGCAAGAAATTTGACTCCCCAGGATTGCTATGCTCTGATGAATAGCCTTGTTGAACAGGCTACCGGACAGGCAAACCTTACCGCTGTCGACTCTTCCTCGTTTGTTTCTGCCGGCGAGCTTGTGCTTGCTTCCGGATCTGAAAACGTATTGAACAGTCTCAGCTTGATCCTCGGCCGCACCCTGGTGGCCGTACGTCCGTATGAGGCGAAGCTCCGCATTTTAAACACCCTCAACAGCGGACTGTATGCGAACAGACTTCGCAAGATCTCTTACTACTCACGTAAAGCAGAGCCCGCAGGTTTTGAGAATACTCAGCTCTATACTAACCTTGCAATGGGTTTTGATAACGGTGTAAACCCTGACTCCCAGACTCCCCCTCAGGATCAGTCTACCGGATCGATGTTTGTTCAAAACCAGCCTGTGCCCTTGGAAGTTAACTTCGCAGGATCAAGTGTCTGGGACACCACGACAACCGTATACGAAACCCAGTTAAAGGTTGCTTTCAGATCAGAAGCAGAATTCGCTGAGTTTGTTGCCGGCATCCTTACCGAAAAGGGTAACGACATTGAATCAACCAAGGAAGCATTCAACAGAATGACCCTTCTTAACTTCATCGCCGGCGCTGTAGATCTTAACGCTTCCACCGGATCTGCAATCGACCTTACCGCCGCATTTAATGCTTTCAGCGGACAGTCTGCTACCAGAGCTGACCTTCTTCCCGGCGGCACCTATGCGACCGAATTCAGAGAATTCTTCACCGCATTCTTCAAAGGTGTCTGCGATAAGCTGGAGAATAGATCCCTCAAGTGGCACTGGAGCCCCACAAAGGTTATCAACGGTGTAAACTACTACTTGCTGAGACACACCCCCAAGAGCCGCCAGCGTGCTATCATGTACGGCCCTTACTTCAGAGATGCTCAGGCAACTATCATGCCTGCACTTTTCAATCCCAGCTACCTTGATATGGGTACCCAGTTTGAGACTGTTGAATACTGGCAATCTGAACAGACCGGTGCCGCTATCAACGTAACACCCGCCATCCCTGATGTATCCGGTCAGACCCAGATCCAGGGCTCCGCAGTTAACCTTGATTACGTTCTCGGTGTTATCTATGATGAGGATGCTATGATGGTTGACTATCAGTTTGAGGGTGCTTATACGAGCACACTCGAGATAAAAAAGTTGTACAGAAATATCACATGGCACTTCAAAAAGAATGCTATCAATGACTTTACCGAGAACCATGTGGTTATGTACCTCGGATAATTGCATCACTTTCGGGGAGTGCTTCGGCGCTCCCCATTAAGGAGTAAAAGATGATTTATGCACCGTTTAACTACAATCAATTAAATATTGCAAGCGGGACATATTCACCTTCCACTGTAAAGAGCTACAATAACCAGGTATTCAGATTCTGGGAGCGGGCCCTGTATCAGAGAGCGATCTCTGTTATAGATTTTGAAGGACTTCCGTTTGATGGGGCGGTCAAGGATTTCTTTCAGTATTGCCTTTACTCTTATGGCTATGTGGGATTCATTGATACACATGATCCCGAGTATGGCAAGATATTCCAGCCCGGCACTCTCAAGGGTTTTGATATCTACTACCAGCCTACAGACTTCCTGGTTGCAAATCCATATCTGCCCGCATCTTTGACCAAGGAATATCACATATCAAAAGACTGCGAGCTCTTGAAGTTGACCCCGGACTACTTCGGGATCACAGATATCGTATCCTACTTCGCCGAGCGCCTTGCTACCATTGACGGTGCCATCAATATGAGCTTGATCAACTCCAAGCTTGCGTATATCATCGGCGCAAAGAATAAGGCCAGTGCAAGAGCTATAAAGCACATCATGGATGAGATCAACAAAGGAAACCCTGCTGTGGTCTATGATAAGGATCTGCTTGTACCAAATGACCCGGATGATAAGAAAGAGCCCTGGCAGTTATGGGATCGCCATGTGAAGGAATCTTATATCACAGCCGACCTTCTCCAGGATCAGGCTTCCATCCTACGTGCATTCGACTCTGAGATCGGGATTCCGACCATACCCTATGAGAAGAAAGAACGCATGGTTACAAGTGAAGCTAATTCAAAGACCTATGATGCAGTGTCCAGGAGCACTGTATGGCTGAATACCTTGAATGACTCACTGATAAAAGTGAATGAATTCATGGGCACCAACATAAGCGCCAAACTTCATTATGATGAAGAGCCGGAAGAAGGGAGTGAGATAGATGGCAAAGCTGACACTCTTTAGTGTTTATTCTTATTTAAACAACCATGGTATCAATCTCTTTGAATCCTTCAGCGCTTTCCCGGAAGATATCGATGCAGATGCCGTAGCACGTGAAATATTGATACGTGGCGGCGAATTCGGTTTAGTATATGCAGATGCGGACTTTATGAGGATGGCTGTAGATAACTGGACAAAGAAGTGGCTCCATACGATAGAGCGCTGGAATAAGATCCAGAATGAGGACTACAATCCTATTCATAACTATGACAGACATGAAGTTTATACCGATAAGGCATCCGGCTCCGGTACCAGCGGTGGTGAAGATCATTCCACTAATACTGAGAATCGTAATTCCTATGACAGCGCAACGCTTCAGCCCATAGCGAGCGCCGGGAACGATTCCACGAGCACATTATCGAGCACTTCTGAGAGCACCTTTGAGCACGATGCACACCTGTATGGCAACATCGGCGTGACTACTACGTCACAGCTCCAGACAGAAGCCCGAATTGCTGAAAGATGGGCACTGATTGAAAATATTGCCGGGCTTTTCATATCAGAATTCTGTATCCCGGTGTACACTTAAACGGAGGGATGTATGGATAATCTTTTTACAAACAAGTACCCCTATACAGACCTTGAGCAGTTAAATCTTTCCTGGGTAATCGAAACCATCAACAAGGTTGATACAGACCTTTCCGATATCAGAGAAGAGTGTGAACAGATCGCAAGAACCACGGCCCAGACCGTAGCTGATAACCTCATTCTTGTAGTTGATCAGAAGATCCTGGCACTTACCGGAATCGTGAATGCTTTACAGCAGGCATTTAACGGACTCAATCATGATGTTGATGTTAAGCTTGCTGATATGCAGAATCAGATCAACGGCTTCAAAACATACATTGATACCAAAGTGCAGGCCAGCGATAACCTTACTGATGTAAAGATTGCCCGAAACAATACTTATATCTTTGATGTGATCACACATGAACTGGTTCCCCAGCTCTCGGTGAGAAACTTCTTCACCGGTGACATGGTTTCTATTCAGACTATGTTTGATACCCTGGCAAGCTTGCATGTTACCGATGGCTTATCTTACCAGGAGCTCACAAATAAGAATAAGTCCTATGCGGAAATTACTGCTTACGGCTTCAGCTATGAAGATCTGCTTCTTCATGGTAACTCACTCATCACTTAAGAGAGGAGATCAATATGACTACTACTACAAACTATGGCTATACTGTGATCACCGGAACCGATTCCCCGGTCAATATCCAGAACGATATAGCCCCCAACTTTACAGCTATTGACGGCGATCTCAAGGATGTATCTGATGCGGCCATCACTGCGGCTACCCACACTGTAGCGGGATCTGTTCACCAGCTCATGCGTGATGATGCAGATCGTAACGTGCTTTACTTTGTTGCTACCGGCGATATGGTTGCAGGAGATACCTTCACTGTAGATGGTGTCACTGTTACGGCCCGCCTGGTTAATGGCGAAAGTCTTGCCACCGGAAGCTTCAAGATCAACAACAATGTGTTCGGTATCCTTGTTGGCACCGTACTTAATCTCTTTGTACCCGGCGCTACTGCTACCGCATCAGGCATCACCTATGATAACACCGGAAGTGGTCTTACTGCTACCGATGTACAGGATGCCATCGATGAAGTGCAGAGCAATGTTGAAGCTGTTGATGATAATGTGAGCACATATGTGTCCGGAATCATCACAGCCGGTACCACAAGCATCACCCTCAGTAATGCAGCAATTCAGACCACCAGCTTCATTGACATTTACTTCTGGGATGTAATCCTTGCACCCACTGCGGTTACAGTCAGCGCAGGAAGTGTTACGATCGATATTCCTGCACAGGCTTCCAACGTCAATGTTGCAGTGAGAATTGCTAACTTATAAGGGGGTGATCATATGGCATGGCTTAGAGCAATGGGCGGCAATGTTTCCGCTGAATTCAAAATTTATGATAACGGAACATGGAACGCACCGTATGACAACCCCGGATCATGGACAGGGCCCTCAAATATAAGCCCTGCAACTTTTGGCGCGGACAGTTTCACCTTAACTTGCACAAGCACAACAAGCGCACTGATCGGCACATCTAATATGATTGATCTGACCAACTATACAATGGTCAAGATCAAAGTCCATGTAACCGGTGGCGTATTTGCTTTTGCGGTTACTAATTCAAAGAACTGGGCTGATGTTGCTGTGAATGTAAACATCAATCCCAACACCGGTTATGCGGAATATGTACTTAATGTGTCAAACCTTACTGCCGGCTACATAGGTTTCTGGGGTGGTAGCGGAACCAATAGAACCGCAACTGTTACAGAGATCACACTTGCATAACCACACCTGATCATCACACCAGAAGGGCCCCTCATCTTCACGATGGGGAGCCCCTTTTGTGCACCTGTTGTATCGTGTGGGTATCCC